GAGCCGGTTTTTGAACCACGTCTTATTGAGCAAGCGAAACATACGACGGAGATCATTATTCGTTTTCATTTCACCCACCCTTCCCGCGCCGGGGCTTGCCTGTTTTTGCATGTCCCATTATTTCCTCCTATATAACAAATCCTATCTCATGAACCTTCCCATCTGGTGTAATCGCAGACAAAACTCACATCGTAATCTCGTTGTTATAACCCATGCGCTTCGTTCCCACAACGTACATCACGAAACCCGGATGAGTCTTTGCTAATTCAAGTTCATTTCAACTCCTTCTTGTGTCGCTCAGCCGCCGCTTTTAGGGCGTCGTTTGGTTCAGGTGGATTTAGTAGAGTCTCAACAAACATCCTGCTATCTGAATATGTGAGTTTAAGAATTTGTGGTTTTAGGCAGCGTGTACACACGTTGTCTACATAGCGATCGAATTTACTCATCTTTTCCTCCTCGGCATTTCTCGCATAATGTGCGATACCAACTTTCGGTTGTATCCAACTTGCCTGGAGCGCCACACAGTTCGCAGGTCATAGCCGAGAGCTGTTCAGCCATGGTCACGTATTGGTCGATTTTGTCGGTTCCCGAGCAATAGAATCGCAGGGTGCCAAACTTCTCCTTCACCTGGCTTACGGCGAAACCGGTGTAAGGATACCAGACAAAATTCTTCAAGCCAATCCGTTCAATCTCGACTCTTCCTACTTTCTTCATGCGGCCAAAAAGAAATTGGGCGATTCTCGCATCCCAGGTAGGCAGTGCTTTGTTTACAAGTTCTTGATGGTATGGATCGGCGTCCGTGCCTTTTCCCATCATTTTATACCCATCGCGTCGAACCGGCGAGAGCCGATAAATCAGATCGTTCCAGCGGCGCGCGAGTCGTTTCTTGAGCAGGAACATTCGTTTTTGGAACCATGTGTAGCCCAATTCACTCTCGATCGCCAGGCTCAACTGCCAGATGATCTCGAACCAACCATCACCATGATCGAAGCCCCAGCACATGCAGGTTTGGGTCATCGGCGATCGGCGATCCTGGTAGAGGATGGAGAACCGCTTGACAAGCAAGTCATCCAATTCTTTCTTCATTAGAGCCTCCCCAGAACATCCACAATTAACCACAACCTCCAAAATCGTTTACGCCCACCTGGAAACGGGCAAATTTCACATTCAGCATGTGGACCATAGATACAATCTGCATCATATTGGACCACCCACAAAACTTCCCCAGTCACGAGACAATCATAATAAACCCCACATGCGCTCGTGTCTTCTGGGTGATCTCTTTCAATCCAGATGTGCATAGAACCTCCCTATCGAAATACTATCGCAAATGCTATGAGCGCTCCAAGAGCCACTCCGAGCATTATCAGCATTGCCCAACGCTGATTGGTGTTCATTTACCACCTCTCGTGAAATTTCACTCTCGTCTTGCGATATGCACCAACACATGCTATAATCACAATCCCTAGCCACACCGCACCACAGAACGCGATCAGAAAAAGTATAGCTAAATTGATGATTGTGTTGATGATTGCTTGACAAAATGACAAGAAAATGTTCATTTCTGTTCTCCCGTCAGGATGATGTGTGCTCCAGCTATTGTAATAAGCAGGAGTATAACCACTAGTAAAGGAAAATGCAGGATATACGAGAGCGCGAATCCGAAACATAGCCCACCAAAATAGAACCATCTCCATATGGGAGTGCATTGATACATATGTGTGAAACTTCTGTCTCTCATATTTCCTCCACTTTCACGACACGACTCGTCTGTACAAAATGATGTGTACAACCTGGTTGTATAACATCATCCTGTAGGAATACTGACTGACCAAAAGCGATTTCTGGCCATGCAAGCAGCCTACCATGACGCGAGCGGTGCTTACCTGAGCGATGTGTCTCCTCAGCCTGAAACCAAGTCATCTCCCCGTCATCGTGTTTTGTAATCACATACACTGAGCCGTTCTCAGTCGTGAACCTGATTCTGATTCTCACATTGCCCTCAATTCATTCATGAGTTTCTGCTCATAGAACAGTTGATCTATGCAGATGACCAAAATGGTCATCGCGCCCATGAAGGATTCATCATCCCAATCCCTACGTTGGGCTGATAGAGCTAGAATTGTGTCGCCCAGAATCTTGACTCCCAAGCCCGGATTAGGTGATGTCTGCATTATCTAACTCCTCCTTTGCCACCATCTTGTGATACTTCCGACAGCGACAAAGTTGCGTGTGGTTTTTCTTTTGACATCCTCCCCCACATAAATGCGAAGGATTCCTACAGGCTCTATACGCTTACGCATACGATGCCCTCGGTGGGTTCCTGAGCCGACGCCCCAATAGCAGGCGAAGTGTCTCTACAGGCTAAAACGGCATGCCCTGCCGCTAAAATGTTTAGTGCCCCAACAAAGTCTGCGTTGGCTGCGAACCCGCACGACATGCAAACAAACTTCGATTGCGTCTTGCGGTTGTCCTTAGAAACGTGCTGGCACTCGGGACAAGTACGACTGGTGTTCTGTGGCGGTACTGCGATTACTTCGCCGCCCAGCCAGTGCTGCTTGTACTCCAACTGCCTGCGTGTCTCGAACCACGATTGGTCGAGGATAGACTTGTTGAGACCAGACTTCGCTGCAACGTTCTTCCCCTTCTTCTCGATGGTTCCCGCTGCTGATGCAGACATATTCTTTACTTGCAAATCTTCGATACACACGACGGCGTGGCTTTTGCTAATCGTGTTTGTTACTTTGTGGATGAAGTCCGAGCGAGTAGCCGCAATCTTGCGGTGCAACTTGGCTACTGCCGCTTTCGCCTTCTTCCAGTTCTGACTAAACTTTTTCTTGCGACTCAGACGACGTTGCAACAAGCGCATACGCTTCTGATATTTCTTCCCGACGTTTGCTGGGTCGATGACTTCGCCATCCGAGAGCGTTGCAAATTGCACAACCCCCATGTCGATGCCCACGATTGATGAAGATGGGTGAACGGGCTGCTCAACGATTCGCAGCGTGCTAATACTGACGTACCATTTACCCGCATTCTCGCTCACAGTGACGTTCTTGAGTGCGCCCAACACTTCACGGCTGTTGCGATAGCGCATCCAGCCAATCTTCGGCAAGCGGATGCGGCTGTTCTCTTGGTCGAGTGTGATAGTCTTCGGGTCTGATTCTCGAAACGATGTGCGCTGTCCTTTCTTCTTGAACTTCGGAAACTGAGCACGCTTCTTGAAAAAGTTCTGGTACGCTTTGTCCAAGTCCACCAACGCTTGCTGCAAAGCATGCGCTGGCGTCTCCAACAGCCACGGTGTTTCCTGTTTCCACAAGGTGAGCAACTTATCCAGTTGGTAGCGAGTGTGGGAGCGTCCCGTGGTTTCGTACATTTCCTTTTGCAGAGCGAGAGCATGGTTGTAGATGTAGCGCACACTGCCAGCGAATCGGCGCATCATGCGTTGCTGTTCGCCATTCGGCATCAGTTCAAACTTGAATGCTTGCCTACGCTCCATTTGCTCTCCTCTCTTAACGTTCTACGGTTCGCTTACCCCATGCCTTAAAGTGCGGGGCTTGCGCTCGTCGGATGTCCAGTTCGGCCTGGAGCATCTTGCGGTTGACTCGGGTAGCCCAGTAGTGACAACTCCTCTGGCTAAAGCCAGAGGCTTCGTTAGACTAGGCATGGCATTACCTCGCCTACCTTAACGTCTAAGGGCACCGTCCGTGCCCGTCCTAAAATCAATTGAGCCGAAACCAAATCTCGGGGTGCTATGAGTCCGCACTCGATACAAACGTGCTCTCTATCTGAAAGCAACTTGCGAACCGATGCACCGCACAAACAAGTTTGACTCGTACCTCGCGGGTCTACGGCAACGAACCTGCGACCAGCTTTTGCAGCTTTGTACGCAAGCATTGAAATGAAACTTGCCCACCCCACATCTGAAACTGATTTGGCAAGCATCCCTGCTGCCAATCCTTTTACATTGAGGTCTTCTACTGCGATGACTCCGTACTTCTGAATAATTCCGTGCGACAACTTGTGCTGGAAATCCTTCCGCTGATTTGTGATATGCTCGTGAATCTTTTGGAGAATCTGAACAGCCTTACGCCGTCTGTGTGAACCCTTCTTGCGTCTTGCTACACGACGCTGTGCTATCCGCAACTTGGCTTGCGCCTTTTGATACAAGCGGGGGTTCTCAACCTTTGTGCCGTCTGACAGCATGGCAAACGATTCCAAACCCACATCAATGCCTATTTCCTTCTCCGACTTTGGCAACGGTTGCAACTCAACATCGCATGAAAAGCACGCATACCATGCGCCACAAATCTGCTTGAGAAACAACGTGCCTAATATCTCAGGCAATGGACGATGCAGCTTAATCTTGACGTTGCCAACCTTAGACAACTTGAGTACGTTGCCCTCGACCCTGAACGCTTGCCGTGTGAACACAAGACTATGGAAACGATTGCGACCTTTAAATCTTGGAAAACCTGGATTCTCACCTCTCTTGACACGTCGGAAGAAATTTTGGAACGAACGATTAAGACGAATCAATACCGCTTGCAGGGTATGAGCATGGACGCCATTAAACTCGGGTCGGTCTTCTTTGATTCCAGGTAACTGCGCCTGTTGCTGCAACCAAGTGACACCCTTCCCTGTTGTCTTGTAGGACTCAATCCGCTCCTGCAATGCAGCGTTATATAACTCTCGACACAAATCTAGCTGAGTCGAAAGTGTCTCTCGCTGTTTGCGGTTTGGATACAGTCGGTATTTATACGTTAAATACACTATGCGTCTCCTCGCTTACCTCGCCCCAACCCAACTACGCCTTTCGGCGTTACATGGCGAATAACAGCGTGATGGTGACGAGTGTTTTCTTCATGGTCAGTTCGTCGGGGGTGCAGCTTTAGACACGGCGATGATCTTGTACGTCTCGGACTCAATCTTCGATCCGTCAAGACTGGTAGGCCAAAACAGCTTCGCCTTGTCCCCGTTAAACTTGGCTTCAAACTCATCAACCAGAGGCACGCGACAGGAACGAACGTTGCCGGGACCAGCGAACCGCTCTTGGAACTTGCTGGTGCAGTTGACGACGGCGCTGTCGCCGTTCGGCAGAACTAGGGTGAGGGTTGCGCCACGAAGGTTCAAATTCTGGGCGATGCCGTAGCTTCTGTTGGCGAAGGCATAACTGTACGCCACGTTGCTATCCTGACGATTCGTCACTTTCACTTTGACCCGCTCTTTGTCTTTGGCGAACACTGAGCAGACCATCACTAAACTCAAGAGTATCGTTGCGATTGTTTTCATACATCCTCCGCGAAGTCTGAAGCGAAATCTTGAAACACTTCCCAATTGTCCGTATAGCCAAAACGGTACATCAACTGCCCAGTCTCAAGGTTAATCGTCACTTTGTCATCTCCTTTAGCTGAACTACAGCACTCTTTGTAGCAAATCTCCATAGCGGCTCTTGCACGCCGTAGATGCGGAAGAGATCATTCAGGAATCGCTTGTATAGCTCTCCGCCATCGGCTAGCATCTCAGTGCTAAGTCCATTGTTTCTCACAAAATGCGAACCGCGCAGCCCAAAGGAAGCGAACATATCACGCGCTAGGACTTTACCAGCCCAACGAGCATGAGCTATCATCGCATCAACCCGTTCTCTATTCACCATGTTGATGATCTGGTACCGATTAGCTCCGGCTCTATGTGCTGCTTTGTGTTGGAGTTGCATGGCTTATCTCCCTTCACTACTCGATACAAGAATAGCTCCAATCGCAACACCAAACATCAACCCGCCAAGCGTCTCATGTCCAGTCATGCAAGCGCCGAGCATCACGAAGAAGTAAGTCCAGCAGAACACCTTAGCGATCATTGGCACGTAGTTCCAATCTGCTTGCATTCTTTGTACTTCAGCTTGTGATAGCATCGCCGTTTTCCTTTCTGACCGCCGCTTGCGGAGCTTTTTGCCGCTCACTTCTAAGATTTTTGGCTGCGCAGTCCCGTGTCTAACTCTCGAAGCATCAGCAAGTTACGTCTCGGAGTTCGTAAAGTGCTGATAATTAGGGCTTTAGGCTAAGGATCGCTCCTGATCGAGTTTGGGAGATACCCACCGAAATTTCTGAAATTCAGAATTCTATGTTGTTGATAATAGGGGGGTTAAGTTCCGTGAGGGAGCCTCAAATAAGTGCTTGTTTTACAGCACTTTAGCTATGCTAGTGGGCTGATATGGGGGATGGGGCTAAGATGTTGATAAGACTGAGTTTATATTAAGCTGTAGATATATACAGTTGTATGTATAGGATAGGGGATTTGGATAGCTGGAGCCTCAAATATGGGGGTGAAATTTTGGAAATGGTACATTTTGGAGGCTCAGTTGACCGCTAGCGCCAGCGAATTTGGGTTGTGAGGGCTAAGTCCTTTAGATGCGTTAAATACTTTTGGTGTGGTTGAAAATAAAATGAACTATTTACCTCTGAAAACCGCCTTATGTTTAGAGACTCCACTTTAGGTTTCGTCTCTGCAACATTGCGCTCATAGCTGTACCTCGCTCAAAAATAAGAATATATAAGGTTCAAAATGGCAATCACCCTCAGCTTCGCCGGACAACTCAATGTCACGGATAGTGTTTCTGGAACTGTAGCTCTCTCGAAGCAGCTTACTAACCTTTCTACGGCTGGTACGGCCTTCTCAGAAGCCCAAACTCTCTCTGTTGGAACTAATGGCACAACTGTCTCCCTTCCAATCTCGCCGACTAACTTTCTCTATGTTAAGAATCTTCATGCGACTAATACCCTCCTTGTGACTTGGACCCTTGCTAGTGGGACTAGTGCTCCAATTGTGACCCTGCAACCTGGAGCCTTTATCGCGTTTTCTGAACCAACAGGCGCGGCTGGTATCACTGCTCTCACCCTTACGGGAAGTGCGAGTGCAACTTTAGTTGAATACGTACTCGGGGGCTAGTATGGGTCGAACACCCAAACTCCAAAACTGGGAACTTGAAGCCATTCAGCAGATGGTTCGTACTGGATGCTCGCTTGGGCATGCTTGTACGGAACTTGGTTTTGATGTAACTAATGAAGAGTTGATTCAGACCCAAAAGAGAGCTTCTTTTCTCACTCTCCTATGGCAAGAACGCCATCGCTACTTCTCTGATCTAGCTAAGGACCCGAACTTCACTCAGGATACAGTTGTGGGCAAGCTTATCTCTCTAGCTCAGAAGTTAGAAGAAGAGGGCGCTCATGATAAGGCTGGTGAAGTTCTGTTCAAGATTGCTAAGATTCGTGGCTATGTAGGGCCGGAAAGCCAAGTATCCGTGTTTGGCGAGCTATCTCAGAGGGACCTAGACGCCATTCGTAAGCAGGTTGAAGAGGGTAAAGTCGGTGGAAAGTCCAAATAAGATAGAGACAGCCCTTCAGGAACTCAATCGTCTATCACCAGAAATCCGAGAGGGTGCTCTCAACAAGATAGAGAAGAACAGGCGAGAGAAGAAGTATATCCTGTACTTCGAGCCGTGGGAAGAACAGGCTGACGCTCTGCCACTTTTCACTGAAAAGAAGAAGATATTCGGGATTCTGGGTGGGAATCGTAGTGGCAAGACAATTTTGGGGGCGTTTATAGCTGTTGCTTGGGCTCTTGGAAAAGAGTATTTTAAGGACGAGCCAGCTTGGAAGTGGGTACAAACCCTACCAATACCTGAGCCTCCGAACAATATTTGGGTGGTTGGCCTGGACTATGGCGTTCTTCGTGACGTAATATGGTACGAGAAGCTTAGACACGGCAAAAATCACCCACCATTCCTTCCAAGTGATTCTAGTGCAGTTCGGAAAGTAAGCGACGGAGACTTCCAGGTATTCTTTGAGAATGGTTCCATCCTTACAGGGAAGTCTGCTGATGCAGGCAGGGAGAAGTTTCAAGGGGCATCAGTTGATCTGATTTGGATTGATGAAGAGTGTGATGAAGCAGTCTTTGATGAATGTTATCAGCGAACTGCGGACTGTGCTGGCCGAATTCTTCTCACGCTTACTCCTCTCGTTGACATCAATAGCGGAGTACGGACTCCTTGGGTCTTCGACCTTTATGAAGAGTTCGTGGCTGGCAAAGCGGATATCCAGTTCTGCCAACTCTCAACTATAAATAGTCCCTATGTTCCCCAAGATGAAAAGGACAAGTTAATTGTTAAATGGGCAGGCGATCCTGAAGAGGGGGCACGACTTTACGGGAGATTTGTCCGCCGAAGCGGTCTTGTCTATCCGCAATGGAGTATTGCTCGACACGTTGTTACAGAGTTCAACATACCACGTCACTGGCAGCGTATCGTATCTATTGACCCTGCTGCGACGGGCGTTACCGCAGCGATTTGGATCGCTGTAAGTGATAATGGTGATCTCTATGGATTCAGAGAGTATTACGAGCGAGATCAAATTGTTTCTGAACACGCTAAAGGCATTATCATGCGATCCGCTGGAGAGCCAATTGATATCTGGCTTCTCGATCCCAAGTGGGGAAGTCAGCGGAATGCTGAAACACATAAAACGGGCGCACAACTCTGGCGAGAAAGTGGAATACCCGTTCGACTTCCAGATGTAGGGGAAGACTATGGACTCAACGTTTCCCGTGAATACATCAACGCCACTGTTACACCTAACAGTCGCCATCCTAAGTTCTATCTCTTTGCAGGGAACCCAAACTTCGAGTTCGAGATAGGCCACTATACTTGGGACACATTCCAAAAGGGAGCGATGAAGGGCTTAGCTAAAGAGAAACCCCGGAAAAGAAACGATCACTTGGTCAATGCATTTCAGTATGCATGTACTCTTAGGCCAAGGGGCAAGAATTCCAAACGTAGAGAGGAAGACTTCTTTACGACGCTGGATAAAAGAAAAATCAATTTGAGTTCATATACTTAGGAGGAACCAAAATGTCAGTAAATGTAGCGAAATTTGTAGTTGAATCCCTACCCGGAGTAGGTGTTGGTCTAGTTGCTGGTGCATTTATTCCAGCCGTGCTACGGAAAGTGAAGGCTGCTATTGTGAAATTAGCCCTCAAGATCGCAGCTAAGGCTGAGGCAGATGCCAAGGCTGTAGAAGCCAAGGTTGTATCGGGTGTCCAAACTGAAGCGAAGAAGCTCTAGCATGTTCCGCAAAGTTTGGGGCTGGCTAAAAAATAGAGCACCAATTACATACGCGCTCGCGTTCTATATATTCATTATGGTTGGCGATTGGGTTTCATCCATGCTATCTCGTGGTATCCCTGGTGTTCGTGAAGGGAATGACTTTGCAGTTGATGCAAATGGTGGCTTTGTACTTCATAAGATGATGATCGTGGATGGCTTAGCTCTATTTGGGCTACTCGCGTGCGCTATTACTACCTATCAAGCCTGTAAAAATTGGTCTCGCGAGGTTGGTAGAGTGTTGATGTGCATTCCTATCATCTATATAGCTTATGATAGGATGCTTTCGGCTGTAATCCCCAATTGGTGCTACGTTCTCCGGCTCCATATTGTTGACAATACTGCTCCTATTTCACAGATACTACGAGTATTGTTAAATAGAGGGCACTAATGGAACCCACATCTAGTGAATGGAAGATAGTCGCCTACTTCGTCCGGCATGGTGCTACTAAACTTAACGATGAAGGCAAGTTTCGTGGCAAACTAGATGCTCCGCTAGATGAAAACGGAAAACTGGATGCCAAGAAGCTCAAAGCTTATTTTCGTGATAAGGAAATCGGTGATGCTTGGGTATCTGATAGCAAGCGAGCCCAAGAGACAGCCGATGAAATACTAGAACAAAAAGGTGTTGTTGCTAGTCCTGATCCAAATCTGAACTCGATTGATGTGGGGAATCTAGCTGGAGAGAAGAAAGCTGACCATAAGGATGATACAAATTACCTCCAAGAGCATCCCGAGGAACCCTTTCCAGGTGGAGAATCTATCAATCAGTTCCGTAGCCGTGTCAGACCAAGGATTGTCCGATCTATTCGGAATGGAATTGATAACGGCGTTCCAAGCATGACAGTTACATCTTCAAGTGTTATCCATGAAGTAGGAAATTTGATTCATGGAGATCACAATATTTGTAAAGTTCGTCCAGGTGGAGTGGCTGGCGTTTATTCGAATGGCGGTCAATTTAAGGCCGTTCCATTGATTAGAGCAGCCAAGGGCGAAGGAGTAGATAAGACTTATGCTTCTTAAGGAGGGCATTATGCCAGAGGAAACAGTTTATACAGGTGCAACTTCAGATGATCTTGATTGTCAAGGACAACACCGATATTTCGCTCTTGAGCCGGTTGGTATTGAGGCCGAGGGCAAGGTTCTAGTCATTTTGGTCTGTACAGCTTGTGGCAAAATCAGGCTTCATGTTGTGCAGGTCACAACTGGCGCTTCACGCATTACGGAGTAAGAAATGGGAGTCCTTCCGAATGAGATTCCCAAGGATCATAATACTGGAGTTCTAATAGCATTGGCTTGTAGTGGTCGCTTAATTACCCCTGAACTCGTAATAGCAATGACCATGCAGCCGATTCCGACACATATGAATCCAGCTTACCTTTGTGTCAAGGGTAAGAAAGTTGAAGAAGCCAGGGAGATTTTAGCTGATACTGCACTTTCAATTCGAGCTAAGTATCTCTGGTTTGTTGATGATGATACAATTCCTCCACCTAATACATGTCGTAGATTGATGTATGTATTAGATAACAATCCAGATGTCATGGTTTGCGGTGGAGTCTATGTTACAAAGAGCGATCCCCCACAACCGGTTGTCTTCCGAGGTATGGGACTTGGCTCTTTCTGGCATTGGAAAGAGGGTGAGATTTTTGAAGTAACAGGCATGGGTGCTGGCTGCATGATGATAAATTGTGAAGTCTTTAAGCACCTTGAAAAGCCCTATTTCCCTTGGGTAGAAGAATACACGAATGAAGCTACCTGCCCAATGAAGTTGATTAGTGAGGATATAGGCTTTTGCAACAAAGTGAGGGCAGCGGGTTTCAAAGTGTTCGCGCATGGTGGTGTTCTCTGCGATCACTTCGATTGTACGACAGGCGAGACTTATCGCCTGTTGGAAGATTCATATCCTCTCAAAAAGGATATCAGTTCTGTTGTTCCTCCACTGGAACAGCAAAAATCCACAAAAGAATAAAGGATAAAACATGGCAACAACTTCGATTTCTCTTTCTTATATTGGTCAAGGTCCCTCTGCTGGTGGGCAAAATATTGCTGATCAGACTAGTGGCCCAAAGGCCAAGACTCTTTACGGATATGGCGCTCTAGTTGCTACATCCGGCACATGGGCATCTCAGACGAGCTGCCCGATTAACTGGATTGATGGTGTACAGTCACTTGGTAAGGTAGTTGTACTAAATCTTCAGTCAGTTGATGTGACTGATGGTACATACACGACTTACCATAGCACTGGCCCTGACAGTTCAGTTCCAGTTGGCACAACTGTTACGATTGCTGGCTTCTCAACTGGGGCTAACAATGGTTCTTTCGTTGTTCATGCTGTCACGAGTTCAACAATCGTAGTCGTAAGTGCGGCTGGTGTTGCAGAAATCAATCCAGCAGCTACTTGCACCTTTACGGTTGGTGGCGTTCCAACGTTCGTGAATCTCTTCTACGCAGGTTCAAATGGTGATTCAGCTACAGCAGCGGCTTCCTTTGCAACAGGTGCAAACATTATAGTTCCGAGCGCAGTCAGTTCTACTGGTTGCACGGCTAACTATAAGAGCCTTGCTACATCGGGTGTTTCTGTTACTATTGGGGCGATTATTGCCTTTTCAAGTTAATCTGGATAACATAGGAGAAAACGACTATGCTATTTAGAGATGAAAATCCAATCCTTGGCCCTTCAACCGTAATTGACTGGACACACAAATCTTTGATTACACAGGCAGTTTATCATGCCGGTGTGACGGATACTGTGCTTCTCTGCAATTATGCCGCTGGCAACCAAGCTATCATTCTTCCTTCCACAAACGTTCCTGTTGGTAAAGTTTTTGTCATCAAACTTGCCGGAGCTGGGTCTCCTGTAAACGTCACTGTAGACAATGGTGCCAACATTGATGCACTCAGTGGTGGACAACTTCAACTCTGGACAGTGCCATCAACTACTGCAAACGGTTCATATTCTGCCCTTCAATGGGATGGAACCCAGTATTGGATAGTTGGATAAACAATCTTCGCTTTGAGGGGCTGAGCGTATCAGCCCCCACATTTTCTAGGAGGATTTGATGACGAGGGAACAGTTAGAAAAGAAACTTGAACAGTACACAGCGCAACTAGAGCAACTGAAAGCTAATGCAAACGCCCTTCAAGGTGCTATTCAAGCTATTCAAAGTCTTATAACCGATCTCGACCAGGAAACCAAACCTGAAGAAAAGGTGTAAAATGGGAGAATTTCGCGGTGAAAAATTAGTTACCGTGGCAATTAAGAACGTCCAGCCTGCTGTAAAAGGCTCTACTGTACTTGCATCGGGTGTAACTCTTACTGATGGGGATGTGGTGCTCTTCACATATGATGACTATCTTAACGTCCCACATGCTGTAGTGGTTAACTCTGGCAATGCGCTTGCTGTTCGATCATAATTAGCACCACCTATAATGGGTCCTAATGTCCATACTACTCCCAGTTCTAGCTAGTGTCTTCTTTAGTCTTGCAGCTTTTGATGGCTGGCTAACTCGTCGAAGGATGCATCTCTTCAATGTAGATATTGAACTTAACCGAGTTATTCACTATCTATGCAAAGTCTGTGGGATCGAACTGGGTATTATGCTTGGACTCATGCTTCCAGCAGCCTGTCTAACCTATCTCTTCTACAAGCTTAACTTTACAGTCGGCTTTGCACTTCTAGTCGGCTTCAGAATCAAGCTTTTCATCAATCAGCTTCAAAGTTTCAAACTGGAGAAATTGATTTTAGCTCAGTTAGGGGGCCGTGGCGCTCCACCCTCCAGCGCCGAAAATGCGGGATCGCAACCCGACAACTCAAAAACGGCCCCCAAAATTTCGCCGGAGGATAAATAATGATCTATTCTGCTGAAGATAGAGCTAAACTAGTAGCTGAAGTCTTCGACAAGGATAAAGTAGTTCTCATATGCTCGAAGCACAAGTGGGCATATGGCACCAAGCGACCGCCTGTATTTGGCTGTAAAAAATGCCAAATGGCCTCGTTTATGGGACTTATGTGCAATATTCCTCCTGCTCGACGATTGGAAGTTCTTGAGATGCTTGAATATAGCGTCCATCATCTTGTTGAAGCTGAGGAAAACGGCACGATCAATGATATTATTTTGAATAAACATCCAAAGGTTACTGTCGAAAAAGGATAAGTACATGGCACGTTTTGCAAATATTCTCATTCCTGCAAGTGAAGGAACCGCGAGGGTGGCGGTTAGTGCGAATTCTACTTCAGCTAAATTGCAGTTAGGAGCCAATCGTATCTTTGTAATCAATTCAGACCATGATGTTAACATTACGTTTGGTGCGAATGCTACGATTACAACTCCTGATGCTACAGCTTATCGAATTCCCGCAAATCAGCAAACAACCTTCGATTTAGGTTCAGCTAGCGACACTATTGAACTTTTCAATCCCTCGCTTACACTAACGGCAAATGTCTTTATTCAATTGCTTTCAGTACAATAAAAAGGAAATAGTATGTCTCGATATGCTTCGATTTTGATTCCTGCGAGTAGTCCTTGTGTCAACATCCCTGGACTTGCCTATCATACGGTTTCATCCCCTGTTACAACCTTGGGATATCACGGTATCTTTGTTATCAACTCAGATCAAGATATTTCTATAACATTCGGAGCAGCGGCCTCGATTGCGACACCAACTGCGACCTCCTATCGCATTCCAGCCAACCAGCAAACAACTTTTGATCTGGGGGCAGCGAGTGATTCTTTGTTGATCTTTAACAATGCAGCAACTTCAGTAGCCGCAAATATTTGGATTCAAAAACTCTCGGTGGTTTAATTAAATGCTACCGCCCCTGGTGCAGTCATACCGATGCTCTGGGATTAATTTCAGTTTCACAACTTTCAACGATTTTTTGTTGTGATCAATCAGACGACGGGTGGACATAGTCTCATCTTTGTGAACTAAGGAAAAAGGTAATGAGTATCTTTGGAACACCGGTATTTAGTTCGGCGGCAGGATGGAGTTCGGGGAGTCTGTCGTCTAGCTCGCTTAACACCAATGTTGGTGACTTGATCGTTGCATATGTATCTGGTAACGCAATTACTCCGCCCTTTAGCGTTCAAGATACTGCTGACTCGATTGCTTACACACCGTTGACGCTGCGCGTTAGTTCTGTTGATGGACGTGATGGGCAGTGGTTCTATCACATCGCGACGAAAGCAAATGCGGCCAACACTGTAACCGTTACTTTTACTACTCCATACGCTATTGATGGGTTACTTGTTTGGGATGTTCCGATTACAGGCGGTACTCCAGCGTATGATGTAGACACCGATTTTCAAGTAAATGCGGCATATACAAATCCCGTTTTGTCGCCTTCGTTCAGTACGGTGGGAACGGATGAGATTGTTTTCGCGGCAATGGACGACTCATCACGCGGCGGTGGTGGTTCTTGGACTCAGGGTTCAGGTTACACGCTTGGCGGTGTGACGTCGCCGTACGGCGAGAACGCTGGAGAGCATCAGATATTTAGTAGTCCGCAAACGGGAATCACAGCATCGTTCGTAGGCAGTTCGTATGGGCAGGTAGACGTCACTGCGGTAGCGTTCAAACTTCAAGAAACTTGTTCAACGCCGAGCTTCAGTCCAAACAGTTGCAATCAAGGACCGTCTTGTACAGTTACGGCAACTTCTACCACTGGCTCAACGATTTGGTATACGACGGATGGTACGACTCCAACTGTCGGCGGTGGTGGTACAACTTCATCTGTCGCTAGTGGTAGCACAATCTCAATCTCAAGTACGACAACTGCAGTCAAGGGAGTTGCGGCTAAGACAAACTATTCTAATAGCTCCGAGGGAGATTCGGGTACTTATACAATCAACGGCGCCGTAGCGACTTGCACTTTCTCTCCTGTAGCGGGTGCTTATGACCCGGCACAAACTGTCAGCATCATAAACACTAACCACACTCTGTCTGGTTTCCAGATTTACTATACCACGAATGGTGATACGCCTGACAACACAAAGTTTGCGTATACTTATGGAACCACGATTCCAATTAGTGCGTCTTGCACACTTAAGGCTATAGCTTACGCGACGAACTATTCCAACAGCGCGGTTACTTCAGCAGCTTACACAATCACATACACGATCTCAGGCAATGTTGGGCTTACGGGGAGTTTGGCTACATCGACTTCAGTGGGTTGGACTGGCAACAATAGTACGAGCGGAAGTGTCACTCCAGCATCTGATGGTAGCTATTCGATTACAGGTTTGCTTTCTACCGTAACGTACACAATCACGCCAGTCAAGGGCACGTATTCGTTCACCCCGGCGTACCACGAAGAAACCATCTCTGCAGCAGACGTTACAGGCGACAATTTCAGTGCAACTTATCTTCAGGTCGCTACCACGACATTCTCTCCTGTTGCTGGCACCTATACAAGCGCTCAAACAGTCACATTTAACAACACGAACTCCAGTTTGTCCGGGTTCCATATGTATTGGAATACAACTGGTTCTCCAACCACGGGTTCAACTCTTTATACAGGCCCTATTACGGTCAGTGCAACAGAGACAGTCTATGTTCTTGCCGTCGCTACGGGCTATGCCAACAGCGCAGTCGGTTCGGCAGCGTATACAATAGGACTTGCTCCTGCACCAACTATCGCGCAGTATATCCATCCTATGCACCAACTCGCGCAAGTGTAAGAGATAATTATGCCCCAAACTATAACAGGTGAGCAAGCAGTAACAAGTGCAACTGGCAGTAATGCTATTGGTACAGGTCCAACTCCAGGAAGTCCTGAAGGAACGACCAATGCCGCTATTACAGACCCTAATGCTCTAGTTGACCTTGCCAACCTGAAACAGTGGACGCTAGATCAACTTCAGAGGCTCCGTAACTTCCGTCGGCCTTACGACCAACGTAGAGCTTATTTCTATCGTCAGTATATCGGACAGCGTGATCGTCGGAACTATCCCGACAACATGACACCACGCTCGAATACCTTTGTTCCATACCCATCTAGTGATACTGAAGCAGTTGTCTCTCGTATTCAAGATGCCTTCTTCAGTATTGATCCGCCAATCGAGTGTCGGCCTCGTGGCGGTACAGATGACAGCGCCTTCAAGATGCAACTGGTGATGTTAACGGCTCTGCATCGGGCAAAGTGGATCAAGTCCATTGAACTGTTCGCTCGTGATCTGTGTATCTATGGTCATGCAGGAATTAAGGTTGACTGGGATTGGGACTATGATATGATTACAGGCCCAGAGCCAATCTATCAAATGATGCCTGTTATAGACCAGAATACCCAACAGCCAGTTGTTGATCCGAGAGATGGCCAGCCAGTTCAGATTCCAGTTACAGGACCAGATGGCAATCCGATTATTATCGGGACTAAGATGGTTACAAAGCGCGTCCCAAGGAATTGCCCAAAGCTGATTCCTATTGATATTTATGATCTGCTCGTTGATCCTGATGAAAAAATTATTGCTCACGTTATGGAATTAAGTTGGGGAGAACTCAGGCGACAATCTGAGAACAACCCCGATCTCTATCGTCCAGAAGCAATTGCTGAGTTGACTCGTAGGCTCTCGCAATACAAGGACCTGGACCGCGATGGAATCATTATTCGTATTGCGGAAGTGTGGGATGATACTAAAAAGACAGTCACTCAAGTAACTTTCGGAGAGGATGCCGATGCAATCGGATGGAAGGATCGAAGATACCAGTACAGAAATGCGAGTTATTCTGCATATAAGAGACGGGTGTATAATGGACCGCCCTGCTTGCTTTACACTGGGGAAAATCCGTTCGCTCACAAGCGAATGCCCATCCTCCATACCGCTTACATCAAAGTTAAGGGAGATACTTATGGGATCGGACTGATCGAGAAGATCAGCGACCTCTCTGAAGGTGTCAATGTCCTTACCAACATGGTTACAGACAACTGGAACCTGGGAATCAACAAACGATATGTCTATGACGTTCAAGTTGATATAGACCATGACCAGTTGGATATGGGCAACGTTCCTGGTGGAAAGATTGGTTGCGTTGGCAATCCGGCTAATGCGATCTTCCCACTCCCTTCATTCGTCCCGCAAGCTGGCGACTATCAAATCATTGACTTGTATCGTGGAATGATTGAGATGGTATCTGGTATTTCGGACTTTTATGCTAAGGGTGTTGGAACACCATCTGGAAACCGCACATCTAGTGGCATCAGCCAGGTTATCAATGAGAGCGGCTATGTCTTCAAGCTACTCATCCGCAATATTGAACTAGATGTCTTGCAGCCTCTCTGTGAGATGGTTGCTAGTATGATTCAGCAATTTGGGACCGACGAGATGGAATACTCAATTACAAATGCCTCTCCGGGTATCCCAAAGTACGGAAGAGTCAAGCTTGAAAGTCTTATTGGAAGTTATGATTTTGATTTTGTTGCAGCTAATTATGCGACTGGAAAGGTCGTAAAGCAGCGCAACTTGATGGCTTTCTATAATATAGCAATGCAAAGTCCATATTGTGTACAGAGCGAATTCCTCCGCGAAATCGCTCGCGCTATGGAAATCCCATTTGCTAACCGGCTGCTCAAGTCCGATCAACAGGTTCAGCAAGAACAGCAAGCTCAGCAGCAACAGCAAGTTGAGATGGCTGTCATGGAGAAGCTGCTTGATACTGAATCGAAGGCCATCGTAGAAAGTTTGAAGAAAAAGGAACCCAATAGTGTTACAACCCATGCGGCTGAAGTCCAAAAGACCATTGAGGATTTCTTAGCTCAAACAGCCGGACTACCCACCGAGCCTGAAGGACCATTACCAACAGAAATCAACAGGCACGTTGGGCAACCAGCAACCGCACAGTTTGAAGGAAGCATCCCTGGCGGAACTGCCTCTGATACAATGCGCGGTTTCTCACAAAGCATGGGGGCCAATAGTTTAGGTACAGCAGGATCAGGTGAATAATAAAATGACAAAATATACCGCAGCAGGCGGATCGCCAGTTCTCGATCCTGCCCATTCTGAGAATCAAAGTGAAGAACTAAATCTCCTGGGCGCTGTTGATATGCCTACTGTCGGTTCCAGTATGACCTGGAAGCTTGATGGTGGTAGTCTCAGCCCGTCTGTTGGAGAGAGTGACCGTCACCCCGAAAAGGAAGTAATACACATCAGAACGGAGGTCCATAGCGATGGCGATTGCCCCTGTTCGTGAAGAGCCATTGATGACTAATCCCGTTGATCGAATTCAGTTTCGAGAGAAGCTGCCCAAGCTTACTGAGCCTCAGATTCATGTTCCAAGGGCTCGTGGTGTTGCTCAGACTTTCTCGAACGCCCAAGGTACACATTTTCAACCAGGATATTTCAAGCCTGAACAATAAAAATAAAAGGAGCATTACAATGAAAGACAGAAAAGAAGGCTGTGGAGGCAAGGCTCATTCCGAGCTTCCAGCGGCTTTCGTACATGAGCACTCACCTGCCCACGGTGTTGGACTCACTTTCGCCGGAGCACATGGATTTGACCATGAAGGTCACAATGTTGCGACGAAGGAAGGGCCATTAGACATCATTGGCGGTGCCAAGGGTGCTGCTGAATTTGATGATCCAGATCGGTAAAATCAGTCTCGGAGGGAGACTCTTATGCTTAAGCGATTGCTTGCTTGGCTGGAACCACAGTCAAACATTGTATATCGAATAGTAGAACTACCTGAGCAAAGGACCCATTTATCAGGTGGGGATGCTGAAACTCGTTCGTCTATCGCCACACTCTCTTCGCATCCTGGATTCGTTGCACTTCTTAATAGGTTGGCTGTCCAGAATGCAGCTTTGAAAGGGCGATTAGATCATTCATTTCATAAGGACTTACGAGAAGTTGACATCCTCCAAGCTGGTGTTTTTTGGTCAAACTGGCTCAGGTCAGAACTCGAACGCGCCACTGTCGGAGCACCACAAGGACGGCAAGTTGATCCAATGGAAGAAGAGTTGGCAGCTTTCCGGGCTATTGATGCTCAGATAGAGCGAGTTGGAGAGGGTGAATAAGTTTCACAGGACCACCTAAAAGGGTCCTAGTTGTTAGTCAAGCAGCCACAAGCTGCAAAGAAGTAAATCTAAAGTCCCACAAGGAACACAGATGCCAGATAATCCAAATCAGCAAATTAGCCAACTAGCGCCGGGTGGTGTTATTCAATTAGAGCATCCTCCGGCTGCTCTCGACGATGCGACGTTCGATTCGCTATTCCCGAGCGATGGAGTGTCGCAAGTTGCGGCTCCACAACAGCCACGACCAGTAGCACCACAGGGACCAGCACCACAGCCTCCGGCACCACAACCCGCGCCTGTACAACCAGCCGCGCCTTCTCAGCCATTCATTAAGGCTGAAAGGAGTGTTTACAATACACCTGAAGCTGCGGTGGAGGGCATCAATCAAAAAGATGCTCTTATCGAGAATATGCGTCAGAGGTACGCTCTCGTTACTGGAGTTGACCCTGTAACCGGAAAGCCTATTGCTCCACAGACAGCGGAACAGGCTCCAAACTACTACAACCAGCCGAACAAGTATCTTGATGACTTGTATGCGGCTGCTAGGCAGGGCGGACCTGAAGCCTATAGAGATGTCCAGGCGAAGTTCATGCTTGATACTTTACAGCCTCTCCAGCCACTCATACAACGAATGGCGAAGGAACAGGCCGTTGAGCAACTCTCTACTGAAATCCCGGATGTTAAGGAGTACATCAGCACCCCTGGTTATCGGAAAGCATTGGAGGCCAACTCTCAGTTAAATGAAGCTATCTCCATAGCGGAATCAGATATTCGATTCCACAACCGCCTTCCAGAGCTATACAAAACAGCCTACTGGACGGGTAAGGGGATGCAATTGCCCGATCTATTGCGGCAGAATCAGACTCAACAAGTTCAAACTACTCAAGTCCCGGTTAGAACAACTCTTCAACCCACCACACCTGCATTGCCTACACAGCAAGCTGCTCCCACCTTTAGATCAATGGAAGGAATAAAGGCGATCATTGCAGAAGCAGAAGGGCGAGGCGTGAAGTTGGATTTCTAAACCATCCTTGGGTTAAGGATAGGTACAATGTTAAATCAGTTTCTTTCCCTCGTCGGGATGCTACTTGGTATCGGTGATGATGTTGTGACGGTCGTTACTGGCACCACGGGTGTTCCTGGCGCTGCTGGTTCACTTGCGAGTGACCAACAGGTTTACTTCTCGGCCAAGTTGCTCGAAGTTGCGGTCTTAATGACTGTGCTGGATCAGTTTGGTAAATTTCTTATTGCCAAACCTAAATCTCTTCTAAATACCTTGGAAACCCTAAGTTAATAGGGTAATCAGAGGCAAGTGACGTGAATCAAATTGAATTGGCTACCCTCGCGGGGTTCTTTGCTGGAGAAGGTAGTTTGACCATCTCTGGTGGAAAATTGCCAACGCTATATGCAGCAGTCGGCAACACAGAAAGAATTTGGATTGATTTGTTTCATTCAAATTTCGACGGAACATGGTATATCGAAAAACCAAAGTATCAGGGTGCAAAGAACATCTTCCGTTGGCGTGTTGCTGGTAATCATGCTGTGAAATTCCTAACAGCGATTCAGCCTTATCTTGTGGGCGAGAAGGCAGGTCAGTTGAATTTAGCATTAAAATTTCAATCTATTAAAAATAAGATTGAAAATCGCAATGCTGGATTTTCTACTGAAACCCGTCTCGAATTAGATAAGTGCCGCGAAGAACTTCGCAATTTACGTCGTACAGCCGCAGAGACTAACCGAAGAGACGCTACACCCCTAGCGAAGTGATAGTCCGAACCTGTAAGTAATTACAGAAAATGGTCCTACGGATAAGGATCCGATCCCCTCGAACTCTTCCAAGACGATTCAATTCAACCGCTTGGAAAAGCTTTCAACTTCAACAACGCCGACTCAGTTGACTGAAGGTATTCCACCGGATGCCATCGGTCTTCAGATGTCACAATATCAGGCAGTTGCAGAACAGTATGGTATAATTCTGCGGTTGTCTGATCTTGCAGAACTCACGTCGAAGCATGACGTGGTTGGTCGAGCACTCTATGTTCTCGGCTTGCATGCTGCGGAAACGTATGATATCTTAATCTTCAACGTTCTCGCTGCTGCTAGCAACGTTTATTATCCCAATAGTAAGACCTCTTCGGCAACTCTAGTAGCCAGCGATAAGGTTGGCTATGTTGATCTTACTGCTCTCCATGCAAACTTGATGGATCAAGGCGGACGGCCATTTGATGATGGCGATTATGTGTTCGTTGTTGCTCCACAGGTTAACGCTTCAATGCTGCAAGACCCAGACTTCAAGGCTTCAAACCAGTTCGGCAAGCCCGAGCGAATTTGGCGCGGTGAGGTCCAGGAACTCAGTGGTTGGAGAATCGTCAAGACGAACGCCCCAGGATTTGCCTATGTAGCTCAGACGACTTCAGGCTATGCTGACAAGGTGTTCTACAGCTTTGCAATCGCACGGAATGCTTATCAGATTTCTGATTTGCAGAATCTTCGTGTGTATGCGGCTGCCCCTGGTGGACAGACTGACGTTTTGCAACAGAACCGGAAGATCGGTTACAAGTTCGCTTTCAAGGCGATCATAACCAACCAGAACTGGATCACGGCAGTTATCAGCGCTGGTCAGAATACCAAGAATCACGCGTAATTGATTTGGTTTCAAGCTGAATGAGGGTGGACAACCCGCCCTCATTCTTCTAATCCTACAAGGATAAGGGGTATTGAAATGGCTGATACTATCAGCAAAGCAGTAGTTACAGCAGTAGCACCAGAAGTTGACAAGTCAAATTGGGAATGGGTGGAAGTTCCTGAGCTAGATTCTTTTGGTACGCCCCATTCCGGCGTCTCAGTAAACTTTGAGCAGTTTCGCCCTGGACGGCATTTTCTAGCACCAGAACTAGCTTTTACAGTCAAGGACTTGCTTCTGAAGAAACTCCGAGCCGATCAGCGAGTGTTCCAGAAGAACACCGATCAGGTTGCTCTGAGACTCATGCAGAAGAATGGTCCTCAGAAGAAAGGATAACATGATAGAGTTCGTTCATCTACTCGTTCAAGTCTGTAGTGTTGTTATCCTCTCGTTCTTTGCTGGCATTGGTTTCTATGCTGGAAAGAGACTCATGGGGGAGTAAATGTGGACCTATGTTGTTAGCACAGGTCAAATGTTTCGTAACGATGGAACACTCTTGGCTACGGGTTATTCTGGTGGTTGGGGTGGTATAGCTGCCGACAAGAATAACCCTGCTGCCGAGAATATTCCTGATGAAGGACCCCTCCCTGAAGGGAATTGGACTATCGGACCACTCTTCTATGATACCGAGATGGGCTGCGCTGATGTTATGAGATTGACACCAGACCCAAGTGTTGATCTAAAGGGTAGGACAGCAGTTGGATTCTTGATTCATGGAGATAGCCGTAAGCTCCCAGGATGGGCTAGCAAGGGCTGCATTATCCTGCTAGATGCAGCTAGACAGGAAATTGGGAACTCAGGTGACATATATCTAAGTGTTGTAGCTGCAACAAGTAAGGGATAATATGAAAAAGCACATGCAGTTTAATGTTGAGTCGGGTTCAGTTACCACTGTGAAAATCGTATGGGGGCTATCCCTACCAACTTTAATAGGGCTTGTTCTAGTTGGCGTGCCGATGATAGCTTGGATTCTTTGGATTTACATGCATCTACCAAATGAATAAAGCTGAAATAGTTGAGCGAGTGGTTCTTGCTACCGAGATGCCTCGCAGAGAAGCTTCTCTAGCAGTTGAAGCTGTCTGTGATGCCATTATAGATTCTCTCAAGCGTGGAGTTGAAGTGGACCTGAGAGGGTTTGCTACATTCAAGACTCGCAAGAAGCTACCCTATATCCGTAAGAATCCTTTCACTGGCGAACGAGTGAATATGAACGCGAGGACTATTCCAGTATTCATTCCAAGCCAGCGTATGAAGGAAGCACTTAATGATCCAAAGAATCTCCGTGGTTTGGAGGGGTAAATGAGTTTGACAAAGGTGTATGATTTCTTCGGTGGGTTTGGAGAGTTTATGACCGTCACAGCCCTTGCCGCAGCGATTACTCTAGCTGCTGTAGGTAGGCTTGGTGGTGCATTTGCTTCAGCTCTTATAGCAATTGGTGGATGGGGCATCATCCACGACCAGCTTTCTCAATGGAATGATAGACAAGATCACAATGGCCACCAATCCTAGCGAAATCCAGAAGATCGAAGCCGACGTTGCGAAGGTCTATACGTTTGGCAAGTCTCATGCCATACTTGCCGTTGCTCTAATTGTATCGCTATTCGTCGGCGTGTATCTATTTGATAGCAAGAGAGCTGATAAAGCCGATGCTAGGGCTGCCTTATCTGCTGAGCAAGCCAAAGAGAAGGATGCTCTTAATATCCAACTTCAAGCCCAAAACCAGCAACTTCAGATCAGCTTAGCTAATAGTGAAGCTCAGCAAAAAGAGACTGCACAAGCTCTTATAGCTGCTGCCCAGGCCCTTCAAGCCGCTGCTAAACAGAAAGTAGCAGCCGTTCCTACCCTTACTGCTCCGGCTCTAGCTGTACAGTGGGGCCAGGAAGCTCAGGAACCCGCTCCGGCTATAGATAGTCAGGGGATATTTCAGGTTCCTCTACCGCTTGCTCAGAAATCCTTGGTGGCTCTTATCGAAGTCCCGGCTCTAACTCAAGCTAACCAGAAGCTTCAGGATGCTAATACCAGTCTAACAGGAGCCGTTCAGGATGCTGACAAGCAGCTTTCTTCCGAGAAGACTGCTCATTCCTCTGATGCAACTACCTGTGTCGTGGACAAGAAAGCTCTTAACGATCAGATTTCAGCGTTGAAGAAAACGAATGCTCGGAGGAATCTTAAGTACATGATCTTTGGAGGGGCTATCATCGAGGCAGTTAGAATTTACCTGGGAAGGCCCTAAATGTCTTCAGTTCAAGATGTAATCAACAAGGTTAGTCAGGATACCCGGTTGCAGTTGTCTGCTAGTGCTGCTCCTGGACAGCAAATCCTGATTGATTATACTAATCGTGTTCATAAGCAAGTATTGCGTTTCTCTCGCTGGCCGTTTATGATGTCGGAGAATCAATACTTTATGACCTCTCTGGCTCAAACGGATTACTGGATTGGGCCATCTAATCAGTGTCCAGGAAGCACCGTCAACACGAACCTTAATCTATCAGACGTTGCTATCATCAAAAAGAACTCCGTCCGAGACATCTCAAATGATCGTGCCCTTCAGTCAGTAAGTGACCAACCGATTGGCCCTAGCCTAAACTATCGTTCAGGCCAAACTCGTCCAGCACAGCCAGGGACGTTCTTTCAGGACAGTGAGAACGATCCAAATATCCTTCATATCTACCCTGGCGCTGACAATGCTAATACCTTCCAGCCTGTCCCAAATACTCCTATTCTAACTACTGTTGTCTCTGGTGCTCTGGCCCAACGAGTTTACTATGCTCGGATAACCTTTGTTGATTCTCTTAGCGGAGAGAGTACAGGTAGTGGGCTTGGTGCCAAGCTACTGATTCCAGCTAACAGTCTGTGCCAAGTTATATCCCCAACTCTTGACTTTGATATGACAGCCAGTGGTGTAACATATGGCTGGTACAATATCTACATAGCTACAACTGAAGGTTCTGAGACTCTCCAGAACACATCGCCTATTCCCCTTGGAACCAACTGGACTGAGCCTGGAACTGGATTGATAACTACTGGTGTTGCTGTTCCTGTTCAGAATACTCTCGAACAGATGAAGGGCTATATCATTAGCTTCCGATACTATAAGGCTCGAAAAGTTCTAGCTAACACTACCGATCAGCTTCAGGTTCCTGATAAGTATCAGGACGTGGTTGTTCATGGTGTGGATGCGCTTGTCTCTCGATTCTTAGGGCAAGCTGAAGCATTCCAAGCTTTTACTGAAGCTTATAAGGGTGGACTTACTGAAATGATTTGGGATAAGAACCTCTTCCCAGATACAGACTTTATCCGGCCAGATGTCAATACTTATGTCAACCAACAGATACTTGGTGTTTGGCCTGCATCGTTCTAAACTATGCCTGATACTACTATTGAACCAGTCAATGTCGGATACACCTGGATAGACAGGACTGGACAAACATATCGGTTCAAGCGCAGGACTTGGATTTCTGCGGGGCAGGATGACTGGACTAAGCCACCCGCTCAGAATCCTGATATGTGCCAACAATTAACGAATATCCTTCCCCCGCTAACTAGTGTGCTCCAGCGAAGGTTCGGATATGCTCGTTTCTTCCCTTGTGTAGATACGGGCCTTACTTCTGGTGCCGATCACGTTTCGGCTCCGTCCACAGCTATCTTTGCAGAACGAATGATGCTGTATGCATGTCAGGCTGCGTCTATTCGAGCCCTGATTGCCTACTGTGCTGATGGAACCGGTGTGGCTTCATCTACAAATACCATCTCATACTGGAATGCGGCTGGTGCTCTAACTAATATTTTTACTCCCTCTGCTGGAGCATCTATTCCATTCCTAATCAACTCCCGAGATTGGGCATATATGATAGATGGTATTCCTGCTGATAGGAAGAAGTGGAACTATCTATATGGCCTTTCAAACTGGGGGATAGCTGCTCCTATTACACCGCCTAATATAGCTGTAACTGCTTCTGGTATATCCGGTGCATGGTCAGCATCTACAGTATCTTCAACGTTTGGTATAACAGTTGATACTAATAATAACGTTCAGCAACTTGTAAGTGTTAATGCAACTGGAAACAATACTGGTGGAGTGGTTGGAACTAGTGGTCCGGGTTCACCTAATTGGAATCAAACCCCAGGTGGAACGACCTCAGATAGCCCTATAACCTGGACGAACAAAGGTCCGATTGGTATCTGGATACAGAATCACTTCTACGATGAAGGCCACTATAGTTACGGAACAGCAGCTAATCCAGCCATAATTTATGATCCTGAAACCCAGGCTCTCTACTTTAATAATCAAGGTGGTGGTGGAACATCTGGAGCGACCTATCCTGGATTCAATCCTACAGTTGGGGCTATTACACCAGATGGTACTGTTCGTTGGGAATTTCTAGGATTCATTCAGGTTGGAACAACTCCTGCTCCTGTTACTGGTGCTTGGGCTCCCTCAACATACTATATGACATGGGGAGCTACCAACAATTTCCAAACTTGCGCCGTAGTAGAACCGACCAGTCCTTTTGCTGCCTACAACCCCACAACGAATGCTTTCAATCAACCAGTTTATCTCCAAGCTGCGACCGTTGGTGGTACAACTCCGGCTACTGAATCTGGCTTGTATTGGGCACCTACAGCCGGGCAATATACAGATGATGGGCAACTTCGCTGGCTGAACATGGGATTGAAGACATACCCCGCGCATACACCAATAGTTGCTTGGACACCTGGATCAACAACCTTTGCTGTTATTAAAGATACGAATGGTAATATAGAAGTCTGTATAACTGGTGGAACAACTAGTGCCTCTGCTCCAACATTTCCTACTCCTTATACTGCAGCCACTTATGGCACCACTACTAATGATAGTGCAAGCATCGTATGGAGTATTGTAGGTCCACCAGTAGCTTGGGCAGCTTCTACTAAGTGGTTTCTACCGGCTGGTGGATTTATTCCTCCTGCCTCTACATCCCAGTATGGTGGAGTAACCATAGTTGATTCAAGTAACGACATTGAAACAGTTGTTATTTCTGGAAAGACTGGTGCTACAGAACCAAGCAGTTGGGCCGCAGTTGGTTCGACTACTGTTGATGGTGGTGTGACATGGTTTGCTGTGGCTGTTGCTAGTACGACTTCTGGAGCTATTTCTCTCGTTACAGGGCGATACTATTATGTAGTCTTTGTCAACAGTGTAACTGGAGATATCAGCGATCTCTCTCCCCTTTCAGCTTTTACTGGAGAGATAACAGATGGGGGAGTTCTACTCTATAATATACCTGTCTCACCTGATTCCCAGGTAGATCAGAAGATCATACTCGCCACCGCTGATGGTGGTGATACAGACACTCTGTACTTCCTAGCTGAGATTCCAAACTCTCAGACAACTTATTCTGATACGACACCTGAACCAACGCTTCTTGAGAACAATGTCTATCAGTACACAGATTCAAATGGTGTGGATCATGGAGTTGTTGGAAATTGGCAGCCACCTGCTAATGGGTCCTATCCTATAGTTCATCGTGGCCGACTCTTCATGGCTAATGGGCAGTCTCTTTTCTTTAGCAAGAGCCTGGATGAACTAGTTACATCTACTGGAATCATCGCTGGACGTTATGAGGAAGACTGGCCACCTGGGAATGTCATCAACATTTCAAATTCAGCCGAAGAGATTCATGGCTTGCTGAGTGATGGGATAACTCTCTATATTGGAACTGAGAACTCAATTCGACGCTTGACTGGCACCAGTGCATCAGACTTCTCTACACCTGATGTTCTCTTTGAAGAAGTCGGATTGCTGAACCAACAGGTTTGGCAGACTATCTTCCTAGAGGGAACACCAGTTGGAACAATGTGGATGACTCCGGATTTCAGGGTCCTTGGTGGCGACTTCACAACTTATGATAATGTAGGACGCCCTATCCAGAGTACATTGAACACCATCAATGTTAACGCCGCTCAGAACTGTTGGGCTCAATTTGCAAGTAATGGAACATACAATTTCTATATTCTAGCTATTCCAACTGGAACCAACACTGTTCCTGATACTCTCTGTGTATTCGATACTCAACTTAAGAAATGGTATGTGTGGCAATGTGCGGATTCGTTCTCAACTGGAATATTCTATATTAGCTTGTTTGGCATTCCACGCTGGATTATGATTGACGCGAATGGTATAGTTCGGCAGTTCGGTCCTAACTATGTAACAGATAGAGCCGATACTACACCCATTGGAATTACAAGCACTATCAAAACATCATGGCTAGATTTAGGAGATGCTGGTTCTCACAAGGTTCTCAATCAGATAGAACTTGAAACATCTGACCCTGGATTGCTTACCACTGTTCAAGGCGCTTCTCTAGCGTCTGAATTCATAACACCCGTAAATGCTGCTGTAACTAATGCTCCTTTGGTCTTATCATTATTCGGAGATTATATTGTTCCGCTAGCAGGAACACTAACTAAGAACAAGTTTTTCCAGTTTACATTCACATCGAAATCTTCACTAGCTAGTCTTCCGACTGATACAATTCTTGGAAGTCTGACTATTGAGATTATTCCTATCAACAGATTCTAATGTATCTGCCACTCAAACTTCGAGATTTTGAATCCAGGGGCCAAGTTTCAGTCCTAAACAAATGGGCTGAGAGTGTTACAACAGCTTTGAATAGTCTGAAAAGTGGCGTAGGCTATGCTACTAATAAAGCTGCTCCAGCAGCTATTGTAGTCCCTCCAAGTACAAGTAAGGGAGATGGTCTAATCCACGGTCGGAGTCCGTGGGAAGGTGATCCTGCTGCTGTTGTTCTAGAGGATGACTTTGTTTCTGGAGGTACAGGATATAACGGCACGGGTCCAGCAAGCAACATAGGTGAATTAGAGTGGCTTTCAATAGGAACTGCACCACTTCTTTCTATAGTCGGTGGAACTCCTCCAAACTTGGGTTCAGTTCAGTGGTACAGCAATAACGCTGCTAGTTCTTCTGCTATGCTCATGTTAAGCGGTGGTGGAGCTAATGTAAATAGTGAAGGAGTATGGGGGTCTTCTTGGGCTCTCTTTGATAATGTGGATTGGATTCTTACTTGGGTGTTTAGGTTTGTTCCACACTACTATTCTAATGGAGCAGTGTTTGATACAACTCAGAAAGCAATCTATATAGGTCTTGGTGGTGTAACAACTCCAGGTTTGATTGCAACTACATCCATTTCAAGGCCAGATACATTCTATGGGCTGCGATATGATACGAGCACGAGTGGTGCAGGTATCAATGATACTAATATGACCTTTGAGGCTGTTCAGAATCAGACTACAACTTCACCAGCCCGTAATAACACTCAGGGTCTAACTCAAGTGACAACCTTAGTTCCAGACGCAAACAACTGGCATAGACTAGATATGGTTTGTACTTCTTCTGGTCTATTGACAATGGTCCTTGATGGGAGTCCAGCCAACACATTCAATGTAACTCTCTCACCTTTTACTATGACTCCCGCAGGTGGAATTGGTGCTTTTCTATTTGGTACTACTCCTAATTGTGCAGAGATTACTTGGCTATCCAGTCTCCTTGGATTCTGGGGAATGGGCAGCAAAATAACGCTTGCTGGCTTTGTTACTAAGACAGTTTGTAACGGGACATTCTCTTGGCAGAATCCATCAGGAGCAATAGGTTTTATTGATTTGCCAGTGAGTGCTGGATCAGGAAGCGACTCATCTGGTGTAACGATATCTGGATATCCAGCAGTTGTTCCAGTTGTGATTTTGGGGAATGATGATACAGCCAGTCCGACATATGAGTCAATGGGGATTCAAGTGGATTACTTCTCATTGGTTTGGAATCCTGGATTGAATCCCACTAATAGCCTCAAGCCAACTAATACGAAAGCGAGATACTGGTAAACACTTTATGTCAACTCCAATAGACACAAAAGTAATTATGGAATGGGTCGGAGCACTCTTGCGAATGCTCGGTTGGCCTGCCCTTATTAGTATTATTTGGCTTCTGCGTGGGACGATAGACAAGATGCGAACATCTTGGGAGAAGGTTGATGCAAGAACTAAAGATATAGAAGCCCTAGCAGTGCATACTAAAGCGAACGTAGATACAGTAGTCGTCAACCATCTTACCCAACTTCAAGAGAGTGTGAAAGATTGGGGTGCAGAACAAAAAGAAGCAACTAAGACCCTGATTTCAATGGACGGCAAACTTGGTATACTAATATATAGAAATCAACATCTGTAAATTTTACGGAGGGAACTATGAATCGCATTCGTTTAGCAACACCAGAGGAAATTGAACCACTCAAGGCCAATAGCGACCTTGATCCAACTTGCACTGTACTGGCTCTTGAATCAGATGCAGGAACCGCATTTGCTGTCATTCGTCATGCAGTTGAGGTTGATCCAGTTCACTTTCCAAAGGGCTATCCAGATCGGATGAAGGCAGTCTTTGTTCGGGATATTGAGACATGTCTGACTGCTTGGGGAATTCCTAGCTACTACTTTAATGTTCTAGCATCCGATGAAGACTGGATGAAGGCTGTTGTAAAATGGGGGGCGGAACAGATCAGTGTTGCGCCAGAACAGAGATTCAAGCGCACACTATAAGAGGTTGTCGTGAGTACGAAAAAGCAAACCACCACTACAGCATCATACGACCCGACTGCTCAGAACGTCTATAATCAGTTGAATCCCGCCGCTACTGCAGCTGCTCAGCAGAATATGACTAATCCCTGGCAAGCGATGCAGGGAAATCTTCTGCAAGGCCAAATGAACAATCAGGTATTTGGGCAGACACAAGGGAACAATCAGGCGTTAGTTCAGAGCCTCATTCAACGGGGAATCAATCCAAACTCCCCCATGTTTACAGCTATGCTCAATCAGGCTCAGCGAGCATCAGGTCAGGCTCGAACTGCTGGAACGAGCAATCTTCTGCTTCAGGCTCAGAACTTGGCAACTGGTACTGCTCAGGCTGCAACTATGTATCAACCATTGCAGACTGGCGGCACATCTACAGAGCAAACCTCGGGTCTTGGAACATGGCTTCCACAATTAGGAGCAGCGGCTATTAGTACAGGTGAGAAGCTGGCGGCTGCTTAAAGGTTATCTATGTCCACTACACAAAGAACTCAAACATCAAATACATATCAGCCCCAGTCTCTCGCTAGCTATCAAGGATTGCAAAGAACGGCTGGTGGATATCTTGGTGGATTTCTCACCAATCCAACTGGGAATATGTTCATGCAGGGGCAGCTTGCACAGGGCAATGCTACAGTAGGTGCTCAAGGTCGTTCTCAAGCTTCTCAAATGGCAGCTAACAATACAGCTTTAGGAACACAAGGTTCAGCAGGTTTTGATGCATCTCAAACTGGAAGTCTTAATCGCTCTCTGCTATCTAATCAAGCTCTAATGCGGAACAATTTGCTGATTGGTGGAGCTAATACTCGCAACAGTGCTATGATTACTGGCATGAACTATAGGCCACTTCAGATTGGCGGAACATCAACTCAACAGACAACTGGACTTGGTACTTGGCTACCACAGCTAGCCGCAGCAGGCATAAGTGGTGCTGCGTCATTTGCACCGTCACAGGATCGAAACTTGTTTGGTGGTCAAGCCTTAACTAATGCCATGAATCAAGGTTATGGTGCAAGCTATGCTGCTAGCAATCTTAATATGCCCTTTACATCTCAGGGGGGTGCAAACACAGCTGGTTATTGGGGTAATCTTGGAGGCGGTGGATAAGGAACGAATATGGGCAATGATACTATAGACTACGGATATAATCCTCTTAATTACCTACAGACCATGATGCCCCAACCGGGCCCTCAGGGTGGGACTGCACCTGCTAATATCCCTCCCAGTGTAGCTCCATCCCCTTCTACTCCCTCACAGCCAGGTGGACAGTTTGATTTTAGTGGCATGCTCGATCAGTATCGGCAAATGGCCCAACGAGCATACCCAACGAATCAAATGTTTGGGAATACTCAATTTGGTCAAAACCATCCACGTCTTGCTGGAGCAATCAACAATGCATTCATGGCTGCAGCTATGACGAAGCCAGGAATGACTATTGGGGAGAATATCTCCAATGTTGCTGGTGGTGTTTTAGGTGCTCGTCAAGCACAACGCGAGCAATTACTAAGACAACAGATGTTACCCTATCAGATGATTGCTCCACAGATGGAAATGCAGAAGACGAGTGCTGAGATTGCCAATCTCCTAAGCGAACCAGCTTGGAGACATTCTATTCAGAACAGAGAATTGACCCAGTCTGAATGGTACGCTCGCAGAGTCCAACAGCCCAACTCCGAAGAACAGAGAATGGGCCTCGCTGCTTCTATGGCCGGGATCACAAATTGGGATGGCGACTACAGAAAGCTATCTCCAGACCAAGCTCAGGCTATGGGTAAGGCTTTAGATCAGCTTACTGAGCGCCAAGCGAATGCTATGGCTGGTGGTGGCCTAACTCCTGGACATATTGTTCAGATGCAAATGAGTGATGATCCAAAGATTAAGGCTCAGGGAGATCAAGCAGCTAAACTATATACAGGTATGATGGGTCAGGTTGCTGGTACTCGTACTGGTGCTGAACAAGCTGCTCCACATCCACAAGCAGACATGGATAAGTTCATTGATACTGAGAAGGCTAACTATCGTAATCTACTTCCTCCCAAGCAATCAGAGGAAGAGTTTAGTAAGCTCGGTATGAACCAGTTTCGTAATGCTGCGGATATTCACAAAGACTACCTAGACCAAGTTGAATCTGTATATGATGCTAAGGTAACTCTGATGGATAAGTCCTTCGCTCAGTGGCAAGCTAGCACTGCACCACAGCAAAGAATCGGATTCCGAGAGTATCTAGATAATCGTGAGAAATATCCTCCGGCTGCTGTAGCTGGTGCTAAATCTCAGAAGCAAGGACCCACTACAGGTGGGCCACAGTCTTTCTCGACGTTCATGGCCGGTCGCAATAAAAAGAACAATCCGCCAGCATTAGTCGCTCCTACACCGGGGTCCTAATGACTCAACAGCAGCAACATGATTATACGCAAGACAAGGACTTCCTAGCTGCAAAGCCAGAAGATCAACGGGCATACTTGCTCGCTAATGATCCTGACTTTGCCAAGGCTGGTGCTTCAGATCAGGAAGTGTACCTTGCTCACTTGAGAGGGCAAGCTCTCTCTCAAGCTCCTGCACATCAAATCTTAGCTGCACCATCTACTTCAATAGCCCCACCTAAAGTGGGTCCTGGTATTTCGCAAGGGCCTACAATGGGTGCGGCTCCTTCACCTTCAATCTATGACCGATTGACTGCTACTGTTGCAGATTCAGCGGTCGGTCGAGCCCTTCAATCTCAACTACCCTCAGTGTCTAAAGCCCTTGGACTTGAGCCAAGGGAAACTGTCTATTCTCCTTCTTATCAGCAACATGCCGAACAGCTTATAGCTCCTGAACAATTCCTGTCTCCAAGCGAACAGCGGAAGCACCCTATGATCACTGGCACACTTCAGATGGCTGGTGGGCTATCTACGCCTGAGAACATGCTCCTAATGTTAGGATTGCCGCAATCAAAGCTCATTAGTTGGGGCTTCACTGCTTCTATAGCTCATGGGGTATTGCAACAATCTCCACAGTTTATGGCAGCTTGGAAAGCAAATGACATTCCCGAATGTCAACGTATTGCTACCCAGATGCTCGAAGGAGCATGGATGGCAAAGCTTTCAGCCCAACATGCCATAACTGGTGGCCCTAAGCTTTCGTCATACGAAGAGTTTATCAAGAGCGCCCCATCTGGTGAACGTGCTGCCTATGAAGCTGCGGTTAACTATGCTGGTGCTCAAGGTGTCGGTGGGCCTGATGTTGGATGGCTCCAATCGAGAACTCGCATAGATCAAGGCACTCGTAATGTTTCAGCAGAACGGGCTGACTCATTTTCTAAGGCACCGCCTGTTGAAGCTAGGTCCGCTGCTGTAATCGAGCGACCTGAAGCTAAGGAAGCTCCCGTTCCAGCACCACCGTCCCAGAGTGTCTCTGCCGTTCCAATCCCAGAAGTCATAGCTCCACCGCGTCCGAGAGTTTCCCGAGTTGAAACAGCGGCTCTACCAGAAGCTCTGCGTCCTGGTGCGGCTTTAACACCTAAAGATGTAGTCGAGGCAGGTGGTGGTGAGTATCTTGGTAATAGTGATGGATATGTGTGGTTCAACTCCCCAAAGACTCGTAGCACATATCTACTTCCTGAAAAGGATATAACGCCAGAAGGTGTGAAGGCTCATATTGCTGAGAAGGATGCAGCGTTTGTCAAAACGCCGGAAGCTGTTCAAGCTCCTGAACCTATTCCAACTCCTGAAGCTAAAGCTCTACCTGAGCCTATTCAGGATAGTATAACGTCCCTCGCTGAGACTCGTGCGAAGTTCGCTGCTCCTGTTATTGATGTCGAAAAAGCCAAAGCAGAAATTGCTGCTGACTTTGGTAAGCTTAGTAGCACTGAGCTTTTTGACATGCGTAACCAGCTTGCTGATGTGGCGGATAAGACTGGTAAACAAGCAGATTTTATTAGGCAAGCAATTGATATAGCCCAACGGGGTGCCGACCAACGTAGATTGATGGTTGAAGAGAAGGCTGTTGGCTATACCAAGGAAGGCTTTCAAATTGACCCTGAGACTGATAAGATTATTCCAGTAGAACGGCATGCAGATGTTCGCGTTCTTGGTCGAAGTTTGCGATCTGTAGCAGTTGGTCAAGTGCCAAGAGTTACGCCAGACATGTTAGATTATAGTCATACTAAAGTCCCTGGTATGGATGATACTGCTAGGATTGCCTTCTTAGAGAAAATGAAGCAGAACGTCGTCGAAAGATACAACAAGCTTCGTGATGATATTACCATTGCTGGAGATACAGGGGCAGATTGGGAGACTTCTGGTATAAATAGTCGGATAAATGAACTGGAAAGGGATGCTAGAGCAATCGGCAAATTCCCCTCAGACATTACACATGGTCGCCGACCACTTCAGCCTGTTGTTAATCCTGATGGCACAGTTCGTGAAATGGCTCCATATGAGGACATGAACCTTAAGCGTGCCTCTCAAATAATGGGCCGTAAGGTTCATACTATCCCCACTAACGAAGAGTTAGAAGCAAGAGCCAATGAACTGAATCAGCGAGCCAAACTCCATCAGTCACTCGTAGATACAATTGATGACATCATCGCCCGTCGTGGCAACAAGGAACGTGGGGCTGTTGGAGTAAAAAATGTTCAATTCCCATCAGCCATTCCAGTTGAAGAACAAGACTTCTCTAGCGGACATATATTTGAACGTGCAGCCGCTCTTGGACTGGAGCCTAAAAAGGTAACGTTTGACAGCCCACCCGGACAAGATGGCTGGCTCTCAGCTGATGGGAAAGTATATATTGGCAGTGGACACGGCCAGAGCCACAATGCAATTGCTGCTGCTCTACTGCCTGAAACTGACAAACTTGGCAGCGCCATGCGTGCCATGCTAGATAATGGATGGCTCCGTGTTGTTAGTCCTACTGCATTTGAAGCTTGGAAACTTGATCCTAAGACTATAAGTACGATTGAGAATGCAAGTTGGTGGTATGGTTCCAACGGTCATGCGATGGTAATTGACACTCGTGGACCTGATCGTATGCATTCTCTTATGCTTGATGCTGGATGGGAAAATCTTTCACAGGAGATTGCTAAGCAAAGGAACTTCCTAAAGATTCCTGAAGAGGCCGGTGTCGCTCGTGGCATAGAGATAATGGGTGGAATGGGCCTTGGTGGGGTTGCTGGAGTTGCTGCTGGTGGGGCGCTTGGCGGCGCTCCTGGTGCTGTTATTGGAGGAACAGTTGGAGCGTTCCTTGGTGCGGTATCGCCAGCCCTGATGCATCTTAAGCCAGTCCGTGAAGCCTTTGGTAAGATAACACCGCTTCTTAACATGCATGATATAAGTCTCAAAAGCTGGCTTGAAGGTCCTAAGCAGGAACCTGCTATCAATCCTGATATGCGGGAGATTCAAGCTAAGCAACAGCGCAGTATGGCCGGACCAGACTTTGATTTTACCAAGCGGCTTGTTCAACTTCCTGGAGAGATACAGCGCAAGCTGATTGATAGGTTCGTCTTTGTTAATGACCATCCTGGACCACTCAACAACCTTATCCTGCGCCTAATCAAAGCCCCAGGTCAAGCCTTCCGAGACTTGCGTGGTAACCTAAGCGTTGATGATAGCCCTTATGTTACTATCCGTAGCGCTCTTGGCCTCAGTGGTGGTGCTCAAGCCATGCATAACCTTGGCTATAGTAAAATCATTGAGGAAGCTCAGAAGGGTGGCATAGCTAATTATCTCTATGAGTATCTAAATCTTAAGGGTGGATTTGAACGAACCTATGATATCCTAAACGAGCGGTTAGGCCGTGCCAAATCTGATATACAGGATATAAACACCAAGCTTCAGGACCCCAATCTGAGTATTCGTCAGAAGGTTGCTTTAGAAGATGATCTTGCTGAGGCTAAAGCTGTGCAAGAGCATATGGAGTATCGTATTGGCTCTGGTGAAGCCACACCTATGGGCTTCACTCCTGAGAAGACTCAGAGAGCTTTGGGGGATATGCAAGCCATTATCTCGCCTGAAAAATTTAAGGCTGTTACTGATCTTGCCAATCGGGTATTCGATCAGAACAGAACGATTCTGGATATGATCCATCAGAATGGTCTGATTGGAGATGATGAGTACCAAACTTATATAGCTCGTGGTAATGAATACATCCCCATGACGCGCATCATGGATGATATGAGCGCGAACACTCTGAGATTCCAAGGAAAGGAATCTCCATACTACCTGCGGCAACAGAATGTTATCAAGGCTCTGGAAGGTAGCGAGCGAGTTCCCAAGAATCCTATTCAGGCATCAGCCGATGCCAATGGTGAAGCTATCCGTGAAGTTGTTCGCAACAACGTCATCGGAGACTTCCTCAAGCTGGCCCATGACGATCCAAAGGGTGTTGGTTCCTACTTTACGCCTGTCTCCGCAGACTACAAAGCCAAGGCAGGTGAAGCTCTAGTTGGACACTATGAGAATGGAGTTGTAAAGACCTATTCTGTTCCAGATTGGTTAGGTCAAACACTTCAGAACGCATCTCCTATTACGAATGATTTAATGGGTGGAGTAGTGGCAAGATGGACGGCACAAGTTCTCCGTAAGGGAGCGACTGCTGGTAATCTTGCTTATACTTCGATGCGTGCAATACGAGATACGATGGGCGCTGCAATTCTCTCAGAAGGTGGTATTCGAAAGGAAACACCTTTAAAGGACATTCAACAACTCGGTACTCTGTGGGCCAAGAATCTATATGAGTCTTTATCAAAAGGTCCAGCATGGCAAGAGTATATGAAGTCTGGTGGCGCATTTGGTGTTCTCCAACGGAATATTACACCCGATCACTTCATCAGCTTGGACAACCTTGGTTGGACTGGTAAGCTTGCTAAGGGACGGATGATAGATACTGTCTCTGATTTCAACGCAGCAATGGAAGATGCCATCAAGATGACACACTTCCAGCGGCTACGTGAGATGGGATATAGTGTTAAGGCCGCTCAGTGGGAGATGCGTAGATATGGTGGAGCACCTGACTATTCTCGTGCTGGTGAGTTAGGTCCTGTAGCTAACTTGCTATTCATGTTCTTCAACGCCAAGTTGCAGGATACAACTCGTGTATTTGCCAAATTTGCTGAGAATCCTGCTCGTATGTCCGTGTTCCTTGGTGGCTTAACAGCAATGGCTATGACTTTAGCCGAACATAACATTCAGCAGAAGGATGAGAATGGCAAGCCGCTAATGCCTCGTGTCTCTGTTGGAGATCGAGAGCGCAACTTCTGCTTCCTGACTGGCCAAACCTACCAGTCTTCATCGGGCGCGACACTCCCCATCTACTATAAGATTCCCAAGCCTGATGTTGTCAGAATCTTAGTCAATCCTATAGAGAACACTCTTAACAAGCTTGGTGGAAGAGAGACTCGTTCAGGTGAACAGCTTGCTCTAGATGAAATCTCTGGTATGATTCCTGGACAGTTTGCTTTGAAAGAAGGTCACCTTGGAAAGACTGCTCTACAGGGCGCTGCGTCAGCTTTGAATCCTGCACTTCGTATTCCTGCTGAACAGTTTATGAACTATCAGTTCGCCGGGACTGGTGGGCCTATCGTCCCTGAACGCGAACAAGGAATTGATCCAAGATATCAGTATGGTATTGGAACCAGTGCAGTTGCTAGGACTATGGGAGAAGGTGGACTTCCTGGTGCGGGTGCTGGTGCGGCTATGGGAGGGGCTATGGGTGGGATGTATTATGGTGTGCCGGGTGCTTTGGTTGCAGGTGGAATCGGAGCTGCTGTTGGCGCTGCTGGTCTATCTCCACGTAGAATAGATGCCTTCATGCGGGGTACAACGGCTGGTGCGGGTGAGATTGCTACTACTGCTCTTGATCCCTTTATGGGCCAACGAACTAAGGAAGTTCAAGGTCCTGAAGCTTGGAGACAGCAGCCGGGTATAGGGCCAATCATCTCCCGATTCGTTTCCTCACCAATGGATCAGCAAGAGCATGATCTACAGGATAGATTCTACAACAACATTGATAAGGTAACTCCAGCTTATAAGACATTCAAGGACTTAGAGAAGCGCGATCCTGATGAAGCTGGTAGATATCTAGCCGCAAATAGGGATAGTATTCAGAAGGGTTCACTGGCAGTTAAGATGCAGGAAAAGTTAGCTTACATCAATTCTATGCAGCGACAGCTTGAACAGAATCCTCAAGTCTCGCCACAGGACCGACAGAAGTATCTCAAGAACATGCACGATGCCAAACTTAACATTCTTCAGGCGTTCGTCGGGATTCTTGAACCAACTCCAAGCGGCAATGTGAATACTGGCTGGAGCCCAATGGGGACGACGGCTAAGTAGCTTATCTATATCTATAGAAAAGTAGATAGCACAAGCCAATAAATTGAATGACTACAGCTATACAGGCGCATACAGTACGAATAGTCTCTTTAGTTTTGCTGGACACTTGGTTCCACCTGTAATGGGTCCTGAGCTTGTGATTCTAATTTCTTAAGTATAGCTGCACGCTTGGCTTCACGCCATTTCATTTGCTGTTCGTGGCGCTCTCTATGCATACGCCAGACTTCCCTTTCATAGAATCGAATTTTTTCTCCCTGCCAAACAATCCAAATAAGCAAGATGATTTCTACAATAAAGAGAGTAGTATCTAATAGAGAACTCATATAAACACCTAGGACCCTCTAGAGGTGGTATCATACAGTGACGACAATCCGTTTTCCAATACGGCCTTGGCTCGGGAAATACGAAGCCACACTTCTACGTCTTTATGGTAGCCGGACATTTTATATGAACGATTTCTACCTTGAGAAATTTTTCTCACACTTCCCAAACACAGTTGGCTTGGAAGAATTTACTATAGCTGATATTACTGACTATCGAGCATGGCGTGAATCAGATGGAGCCAAAACCCAGGCCGTCGCCAATGAGATTTCGGCTCTCAACCGATTCTGGAAATGGTTAATCGAGAAGAACAAACTCCATCTATCCAATCCCACCATTAAGATCAAATCCTCCACCAGCGCCCGGTACGAGCGGCAATTCAAGCTGGAGGACTTCCGGCGGTTGCTGGACGCTTGCTCGGACAAAATGGTTCGTGAGCATCTGGTTGATCTTGCTGGTGGTTATGATAGGTCGAACGAGTTTGGAACGTACCAGCTTGGTGTGGCTATACACAACGCTGGCGTATTGGCGGACATGCCGTGGCTTAACCTTGTGACACTGCGTAGTGCTATAAAACAATCTCTCTGGCGGGATATTATTAAGCGGGAGTACCAGAAGCTCCGTGACTCCCTTACGCCAGAACCCCAACCTGCGAGCGACACTCTCGCTAACATCTAAGTCCCTCCCGCATACATACGGACCCCTATCATACACTGTAGCAGTTAACATCTTATTGGTAGTTGGGTTTAGTATCTCCAGCTTAGTCCCAAATGGCAAAGTCTTGCTAGCGGCAATTGGCAAATCTGGATTGTAGATTTTCCCATTTGCCATTGGCTTGCCTCTAAAAGCTTCTCCATACCAACTACTTGTCAGCAGAAGGGGTACACGAACTGCCGGAGCTATCATCACATTCAAAGGGACTTCCCGCTGTGACGATATAGCCTCCATGCCCGTCTGGTTCCAAGTCAGTATGAATGAGCATATCATCAAGAGCTTCAAAAATTTCCTCATTTGTCCTCGCTGGTTTAGGACGATCATCCGTCCCCGTATGTCGCGTTTCGTATGTCTGTAAAAAGTGAATGTTGCATGCGGCATGATGCAGATGGGATAATCCAGTTTCAGGATCAATACTCTCCCCATTCCACCATGCCCACATGTGACGCATTAGCGCGGCAAATACTCTTCCCCACGCCAATCCTTTTTCCCAATTTCGATCTGCATACTTTGTAGCTCCGAAGGTTAGAACTTCCACCAGACCTTTCAACCCTTCTGGTGCTACAAGATCATAACGTAACTTTCCCAAATCGTGCTTATCTCCGGTGGGCATCTTAGCTCCTAGCGTGTCGTTCAATTATTCTATCAAACTGGTTAAGACTCTCAACCGCAGGGTAAGCGCAAGCCTCGTTGTACGTTCTACGCTGAAGGAATGTTTTACAGCGCGGGGCCTTTTCAATGACATCCAACACATTCTCAGGCTTATCATCAATATAGAAGTCCAATCCTAATCCTCTAGCTATATCTCCCTTATTACGAGATATGAGAACTGTAGGATAGTCTATATTATATTGTTGATGAAGCCAAAGTTGTGTCTGCTTCTCAATAGGATATCCGGTTCCATCCATACGATCTGTGATGAATACACAACGATGATTGTCACAGAGATGTGGGAGAAACTCAGTATGGACATATGGAGATAAGCCGATCCACCAGTTATAGATAGAGTTAAGCTTCTTCCACATGAGCTTAGCCTCTTCTTCAGTTATACCTAGAGAAGAGAATGCCCATGAAGTTTGAATAAGATCATCAGAGGGCCACCCATTAAGCATAGACTTAAAGAGTATTCTTGCACCACCTACGAAATCGGAAAGAACTCCATCTATGTCTATACCTATATTGAATCTCTTCATTTAAACCTTCTTAGTCTCGCGGCCCCATTTCCCACATTTTGAACATTGGAACCGACGATACCGATTCACACCAACGAATGCAAATCCTCTATAGTAGATGTTTCCACCACACACTCCACACTTCTCTCTGTTCATAAACACTCGTGGATGTGGGTAGTCATACTGTCTAATACGGAGATAGAGCGCTTCTAGTGTTCTGATATCTTGGGCACAATACTTTGCCATAGCTGCAATAGCATTGTGATCCCCGGACATGGCTCGTAGCCACCATC